GATAGAACCATTGATAGCGTTGTTGTTACCTTCCTGAGTAACCTCAACAGTCTGAGCGTTACCCTGAATGATAACACGGTTCTGCTCAGTACCAATCTTGTTTGATTGACCTTTCTGAGTAACCGTGATTGTGCTATTGTCACCTACCTGATAGATGTAGATCGAGTTGGTAGTCGATTGTGCCATAGCTAACGAAGAGCTCATCAGAGACATAATGAAAAGAGCCTTTGCAATTCTCATCGTCTTATTTCCTTGTTACTGTGTCGTCTGTATTAAGACCCAACTCATTTTTAATCGTTGGATCGAATTTAAAGTATCCCTTGTCAATGCCCTGCATAATCAGCTGTATAACAGCTTCTTCGATGGCCATCTTAACTGCCATTGTGTTGGCTTCATTCTCGGTCATGCCGGCTTCTGCCTCAACCAACTTTGTCCCAACATCAACAAACTTAAACACGGACAGGTCTCTACCAACGGATAGAACCGTCTTCGAAACCTGAACGTTCATTATAACTTCTCCGGTGTTTGTCGACACCCCTCTTAGCGCAACAACCACTTGGTCTTTACGGTAAACCGTTGAACCACCTATACCCAGATATCTGGCACCTGCCCCGCCAGTCTGGACGTTTGAATCATAACCAATAATTCCACCCTGAATGATCAGGCCTGCAAACATCATCGGGTTTAACTTGTTTGCACCCTCACCTTCATACTCGTCACGAGTCTGTCTGACGATCTGACGTTCCTTTGCCAGATCATCTATTCTATTACGCTCTACAACCTTAAACCACTTACCATCTCCTGCTTCTGTCAGAGCAGAGATTAGAAGCGCTGTACCACCCTGTGTGACGGCACTAGAAAGGCTTGCTACACCGTCCTTATCCTTTCTCTGACCGGTAAGATCAGGAAAGTCATAGACAGCTACCACAGCCTGACGTTCTGGTGGTCGTAGAGTCTTGAGCTCCTTCAACTGAGGCCTCTCGAGCTTTGGCATATCCTGGAGCTGGAGAGCGCCAGACCCCATCGACATACATCCACCGAGCAATAGCGGTAATAACAGGATCCAACTTCTTACCATTTGAAACCACTCGTCGGAATGATAATTTCTGTTGTGTTGCCTGCGTCATCTGTAATAGTAAGAGTGATCTCTGTGTCAGTCTTCTTGTACTTGATAGAGTTACCCTCAAGAGCAAACTCCCCTTCTTCTCCACCCATCTCACCGAACAGGTTATTGGTCAGCTGTTGAGCCAACTGAGAGTAGATACGAGACTGCAGGTTGTTCATGAAGCGATTGAGAATACTATTCTTCTCCTCAAGCGCCTTGGCCTTGAGCTCTGCTTCAATCTTATCCTGGATTGCCTTCTCACGAGTAGTCTCTTGATTCTCTACAGTAAGCCAATGCGCTCCAGCGTTTACACCAGAGAACGAAGGATTCTTAAATTGGTATACTATCTCACTTGCTAGCGCTGGCTGGCTTACTAGCAGGAGGCTGAGTATCAGCAACTTTTTCATCCGGCTTGTCCTTCTTGAATTTTAGTTCTTTGTCAGAAGACATATTAAACTCAAGCGAGAAAACTTTAAGGAGCTCAATCTTTAGATTTATAGTCATCGTGCTCCTCCTTTATCTGCAATACAACACTCACCTTCTGTTGAAGTCTAATCAGATCATTATCCAGCATACGAATACGATCAATCAGAGCAATCAGAATAACGTTAGTTTCGCCAATCAATGGCATTAGTTTATCAGTAACAAACTTGTAGATGAAGAATACAAAGTATCCCATACCCACTGATGCTACAATGGGGAAGCCATACTGCTTCACAAGTTCAGCTATTACACTCGGATCCATTAGTCACGTCTCGCATCGTTCTTACCATCGGCTCGAGCAATTCGATCGAGATCGGGCTTTAACCCAAGAGCGGAGCTCACAACGGCATCTACGCGAATGATATCATGGTTCATAGTCTTAACACGATTGTCAAGTCCCATGATGATACCCTGCATGCCCTTGATTGCCTTTACAACGCTCTCGAGAATGTAGTTAATCACAAAGTATACAAACACACCGCCGAGCAGCGCTGCTGCAATCGGAAAACCAACATCGGCAATCAGTTTGAAAATAACGTCATAGTTCATGGTAGTATTTATAAAAAAAGGGGCAGCCGAAGCTGCCCCTTCTGATTAATAACGATCGAAACTTTGATCAGTTCTGATCGTATACCCTGGCCTATTCGTCACAGGCCCAAATGTTACAGTAATGTTACTACTAGGAACATTGTATGATAGAAGATCAGTCTTCTTGGGACTCACCGACTTGTTGAAGTACGACTTCACCTTGTCCATCGATATGATATTTAACATAGCCTAACCTCACAAATAAATCAAAAGTTAACACAGAACCGATCTTGATACCCATTTGTCTTCCGATAAAGAAGCTAACTACCGAGCCTAGAATGTAAGCCAGCACTATAAAGAAAACTACTTCACCGAACGCCATTCTTGGTATCCTTAATCCATTCCTCGTATCCAGCGGGGATACCATCCGTCTCTAGCCAGTCGAGATCATCGAAGTTGATATTCGAGATTTCCTTGTATACCTTGTAGCCGAGGTAGGAGAGAACTCCTACAACAGCAACAGCGGCGACACCAGCTACAACCTTCTTATCAGCCATAGTATGCCTCGACATACTCGAGGATCTTTACTGGATCTGTACGACTGTATGGATCGTCCTCGGCATTATCTTCCATACCAGGCTCGATGAACCACTTGAGGATCTTGCCGTTCTCGATGATGCATGCATAACGCCATGAGCGCTCACCGAAGCCAAGATTGTCCTTGTAGACACTCATCTTCATCTTATGTGTGAACTTAGCAGATCCATCAGGGATCATCTTGACGTTCTTTACGCCCTGCTGTTGAGCCCAGCAGTTCATCACAAATGCGTCATTGACAGAAACACAATAGATTTCATCGATCCCAAGAGCCTTGAACTTCTCATAGTTTTCTTCAAAACCAGGAAGCTGATAGGTCGAACATGTGGGGGTGAATGCGCCTGGGAGCGAGAAGAGGATCACGCGCTTGCCACCGAAGTAGTCGAAGCTAGTCTTGTCTTCCCAGCGATAAGGATTAGGTCCTTCGATTGATTCGTCACGAACGCGAGTCTTAAAAACTACACTCGGAACAACCTCGGGTAGCACCTGAGTGTTGTCATCATACTTATTCCAATGACGTTTAACTGAAACTGTTTCTACCATAACATACTCCTAATATCTTTAAAGGCGAAGTGAGAGGATTCAGTTGTACCTCCATGACCCAGTCAATTACTATCTGTAATCTCAGTCAACGACTCGTTTCCGGTTAGGGGGAGAACCACTCCCCGAGTCTACTTTATCCCCACTGACGAGGGGATTATTCAGTCACACTTCTTACAGCCCCCGTCGAGGCTGATATACGATGAATGTAATGGCTACTGAGGTGTCGACTCGCTACGGTCGGTAATTTCGCTCTTTACGTTCCTATCTTTCCCCAATCGCTTGGTCGCCACAGGAACTTCCACTACATTCAAACTGGTTGCGGGGGTCGGATTTGAACCGACGATTTCCGGCTTATGAGACCAGCGAGGACAACCTGACTCCTCTACCCCACGATAAACTTTCCGGTTTGTTTACAACATATAATCAAGATGGAGATACACGTTGGTTCAGCAGCCGGAACTGCTTATTTGAATTTGGCTCCCTAAGATGGATTCGAACCACCGACCAATTGATTAACAGTCAACTGCGCTACCGCTGCGCCATTAGGGAATAAACTTTATAATTCTTTATAGTACTTATGACAGTAAATGTCAACAGTAAAATGGTGCCCTCGACAGGATTCGAGCCTGTAACCTTTCGCTTCGTAGGCGAGTGCTCTATCCAGTTGAGCTACGAGGGCATATGTGGTACCAGATGACGGGTTCGAACCGCCGACATTTGCTGTGTAAAAGCAACGCTCTACCAACTGAGCTAATCTGGCATTAAACTTGGTACTCCAAGAGGGACTCGAACCCCCACGCTTGCGCACTAGTTCCTAAGACTAGCGTGTCTACCATTCCACCATTGGAGCATGGTGCCTTCGGACGGATTCGAACCGCCGACACCTGGTACTTCAGACCAGTGCTCTACCAACTGAGCTACAAAGGCATATGAGCGGCTTCCTAAGTGTGCCTTGATACATTACGTCCGGACGCTGTATCTTCCCAGATAGTTAGTTACTTTTCGAACAGTAACGCTATCACTTTCGCTATGTGGTTACCCACGGGGTTCAGCAAAGGAAGCCTATATTGGTGGAAGATATCGGACTCGAACCGATCACCTCCTGCTTGCAAAGCAGGCGCTCTCCCAGATGAGCTAATCTCCCAAACTTGGTGACACAGGATGGATTCGAACCATCGACGGATGGCGTATGAGACCATTGCTCTACCACTGAGCTACTGTGCCGTTATTCTGGTGCGGACGGAGAGAATCGAACTCTCAACTACTGGGTGGAAGCCAGTCACGTTACCACTACGCCACGCCCGCATTATAATGGTGCCCCCACGAGGACTCGAACCCCGGACCTGATGATTACAAATCAACTGCTCTACCAACTGAGCTATAAGGGCATTAAACTTATTGTGGCGACCTTGATGGGTTTCGATCCCACTACCTCCACAGTGACAGTGTGGCGCTCTCCCAATTGAGCTACAAGGCCACTAAATGGTCGGGAATGTAGGATTCGAACCTACGACCCCCTGCTCCCAAAGCAGGTGCGCTACCAGACTGCGCTAATCCCCGTTATAGTATATTATATATCTCATTTTGTTGAATAAGTCAACATTTATTTTGGATGCCCTCCCAGGGCTCGAACCTGGACTCTTCTGAATCAAAATCAGACGTGTTGCCAATTACACCAAAGGGCAATGGTGGGTCAGTGAGGTATCGATCCTCCCCCGCAAACGGACGAGATTTACAGTCTCGCTGCCAGAGCCACTGGCTTTACCGACCCATATTCTATACACCCTATCGGTTAACCCCATTCTAGATTGCGGTAAGGAATCCGATATTCGCCAGCGTTCCCCGTCTGTTAGTCTGGCATAGGTCTCTCCGGTAGGTTCTAGAATACCGGATAATTCTGGTAGACCCTGTTGGATTCGAACCAACGACCTGCGGATTAAGAGTCCGATGCTCTACCGACTGAGCTAAGGGTCCATAAACTTTATGGAGGACGATCTGGGGCTCGAACCCAGGACCAACAAGTTAAAAGCCTGTTGCTCTACCTACTGAGCTAATCGTCCATTAAACTTTAACCGATGTAGTTCCGATACTCATCGGAATCTACAGGTGCACCTACAGTACGCCGTTCGATGTAGTAGGCATCTAGGAACCGATCGCCGTCACGAGTATACACACCGTGAGCAGTCCGCGCTTCTTCTTCCGATGCATACACACCCAACAGCAACGAACCTTCGTATTCGAACTCACCTAATAATGCAAAAACTTCCATAACTAATTCCTCAAATATCTGATTTGTAATCTTTGCCAAAGTAGCCAGAACCGAACTTGTCTTCGAGCTCAAAGCCTGTCTCAAAGTCAGCATCAAAGCTGTCCTTGATCATCAGAAGCAGATCCGACTTAACAACCTGGACCCAGAACGTATCATTGAAGTTCGCAACTTCAACGTAGATCGGACCCTTGAACTTCCGGACTTCTGCAATCAACTTCTTAGCAATCATTTCTCTGTTCCTTCACTCTATAATTCCTTATAGGCTCTTTTTCAGAAAAAGACAACAGTTATTTTGAAAAAAGTTTGGTAGGGATAGTGGGACTCGAACCCACACTGTAGGCATTTTAAGTGCCCTGACTCTAACCAATTGGCCTATATCCCCATGGGGTGATCGACGGGTATCGAGCCCGCAACTCCGGATTCACAATCCAGCATGTATCCATTAACACCTCAACCACCATAAACTATATGATTAGACCCCGCCGGATTTGCCCTGCACCTCACGACATCCGCTAAGCAGACCCCGTCTAATCGCGCCCTAACTTTACCCTCAACTTGGCGGAACGCCTGGGAGTCGAACCCAGTCAACCCATAAGGTTGTACACCTTAGCAGGGTGCTGCATTACCGTCCTGCCCGCGTTCCTGAAACTGGTAGCCCGAAAGGGTTTCGATCCCTCTTCTCCGCTGTGAAAGAGCGGTGTCCTAGCCATTAGACGACCGGGCCATTGGTGCGGACGGAGGGAATCGAACCCTCACCTCTTGAATGGCAATCAAGCACGCAGCCCACTACGCCACGCCCGCAAAAAAAATGGAGGAAGCGGTGGGATTCGAACCCACGGTAGACTCGCGCCTACGCTGGTTTTCAAGACCAGATCAATCGACCGCTCTGACACGCTTCCTTGGTGCGAATGGGAAGAATTGAACTTCCGACCACAGAGTTATCAGCTCTGTGCTCTACCACTGAGCTACACTCGCACAATATTGTGTTTCTAACAATTTCAAAGAGCATTCTGGCGAAGGTGCTCGGAATCGAACCGAGTTCTCAAGGTTTTGGAGACCTGCGGATTACCAGTTTCCCTCACCGACACAGAATTGTTGTTCGCTTAGGTTTTTAGCAACGGATGCGAACCCCGCCTAGCTTGTTACTCATATCACTCAGTTATCAACAAGACCAACGTCACCGAGCGAACTTTTATTTATACACTTTTTCTGTATAAAGTCAACTTTTATTTTACGTTGACGATACCCTTGAAGTCGTAAGGGATAACAATCGTGTTAACCTTACCAGCAGCAACAGCTTCGGCAATAGTAACGATAGCAGTTGCTTCCATGTACTTCGTTGCACCTGCGTTAGCATTCAGAGCAGCAATACGCTGTGCTTCGAGCTTTGCAGTACGAACTTCGACTTGCTTCTGCTTTTCAGCATTCTGAGCCTGAACAAGAGCGTTAGCTGACGCTACGATATTTGCAGCTGGCTTGACCTGACGAACAAGAACCTGTGAGACCGAGATAGCACCATCGAGCTTTTCAGCAGCGAGGCTAGCAACGATTTCCTGACGGATTAGCTGTTCCATCTCTGCACGGTTGTCAGCCATCTTAAGCGACTCGTACTTACGAGCAACCTTGTAGGCAGCGTTACGACCAAGCTGACGAATGTAGTTGTACATCAGCAACGTATCACCTTCTTCGGTGTCGGCATGGAAGCCACGGTTCTTCTCGATGTAAAGCTCTGCTACCGAACCAGGATTGATCGAGTAGATCACAGCCATGTCGAAGTCAGCGACTGTCGAATTGTCTGCTGCCAAAGGGGTTAGATCAGCAACATCCACCTGAACGTCCTTGGTAGGGAATGTCATAACATCACCAAACATTGTCTGGTTGACAGATCCAGGAAGCAGCTCTGTGGTTTCAATGGTCTTGTCGAACGAACGACGAACACCAACTTCACCAGTTTCAATACGAGTACAGGCAGCAGTGGTTGCCATCAGACCAGCAAGAAGAACGACCTTAGTAACATTTTTCATAATATATTCCTTTAAAACAACACAACGATTGAAACTGCAATCACAGTCGCCAAGGTGGCACAAGCCAAACTATACCCCAGCACCTTGGCGAGCTGAAGTTTTTCACGACCACTCGCAGCAGTGAAACCTTGGATCGCAAGGAACACGACTGCGAAGATAGCCAGAAACGCAAAAACCATTTTACTCATTCTATATCTCCTTATACATCACTTATTAGATAATGGCAACAACTATTCGAAACTATCTGCCTCAAACATCTGCTTCTCAAACCGATCAAGAATCTCATGAAGCACATCATAGTTACCATCTAGCACTGCCATATTCAACTCACGAAAGTATGGTCTGAATTCCCCGAACACAGCTTCCGTAACAGCTCGCTGCGTTTGCACGATAGCCTTAGGAAGCGTTTCGGGGCGGTGATCATCTATCCACGCATCAGCACCGAGCTTGGCTCGGATACTATACCGCGTCTGTGTGTAGCGCACCACGTCCTTATTCATCGTAGCTTCTACATCAACCATAGAAGCTAGGAGGCTCTCGGGCTTCATACGGCGCTGATAATTGCGACCAGCTGATGCTTCAATTGCTTGTACTAATTTACTCATTAGTTAGGTCCACTTCCATTTCCCCAAGCCTTGGCAGGACCAGTGTAACCGGTCTCTTCCCAACGCTTGTCGATACGAGCTTGAACTTCATCGAAGTGCAGAGGCTCATAGTTAGTATGCTCAACAGAGACACACAGGTAACGAGGATCGGGGAAGTCAGCATATATGATTTCGTTTCTATCAGCATTAACTCCCCACGGCATTTTGACCTCATTCGCATGAAGATGTCCATGGACGTTGACCTTGAACCGTTCTGTCACACAGTCAGGGTGTAGTGGGATATGGCTCAGAATGAACTTATCCACAAACACACGAACACCATGGATCTGCTCGAACCCAGCAAGATAGTATTGCTCGTCACCGAAGATATCGTGGTTGCCACGGATCAGGATCTTACGACCGTTCAGCCGCTCAACGAGATGTAGATACTTCTTGTTGATAACAACATCGCCAAGATGGTATACAGTATCCTGAGGCTGGACCTTTGCGTTCCAGCGCTCGATCATAGTCTCATCCATTTCCTCCGTAGAGGTGAACGGACGCAGAGGACTACCATCCTCGAGCTTGAACTTTTCCCACGAGTTCGTATGTCCGAAGTGTGTATCGGAGATTACGAATCTGTTTACAAACTTAGCCATTACTTTGAAACCCTTGCTTTATACATCGCCTTAATATAAGGAGCATTACATCCATTATCACGGAGACGTTGCTCTGCTTCTTTTGCTGTTGCAGCATCTACAAGAACATGATCATGGTCAATTTGATTATAATTGATACGGACTACCCAATATTCGCTCATACCGTTTCTCCAAACGACCGAGCACGATCTTCGGCGGTTACCTCAGGATCGAACGACTTCATCCACATCGAGACGAGATCCCGTGCAGTCTTTCTATCATGGTCTAGATTTATTGCAACATGTTCAGTAGCGCCAAACATATTGACTTCGCCAAACTCACGGAGGGTGTCGAGAAACGCAAAAGCGTCAGCAACCTGTTCGAAATCATAAGCCATAATCAATCATCCTTTTCACTCTTGATATACCCTTATCGGATATTTTCACGAAAAGGTCAACAGTTAGTTTAGATGTCGAACAGCGTGGTCTGCTGCGTGTGTGGCTGCGAATGCAGATGGCTTGATCTTTGCATCGAGACCAAGCGAACCCTTTACCCAACCAAGCGCTTCCTTTACGGCAATGCTTGACTTGTGCTTTGGATCTGGGTTGATGTCGAGGTGGATTTCCATCCTACGGTCGCCAAGAATTTCAACGATCTCTGTAGCTGTCGTAACAGCCAACTGGACTTCCATAAGCAGACGCTGCTTTAGATTTCCGTAGTCAGGCATATCGACTGACTCATGGAATAGTCTACAACCCTTCTTGGAATCCATATGCACGATCACGACTGTGGAATACTTGGCATACCACATCTTGTTCTTTCTGAAACGAATCGAGTCACAGCCAATGTAGACTGATGAACTTGGACTCGAATCCAGAATTGCCTGCTTCGCTTTTTCAATCATATTACTTACTCAAATGGAGTGACGGGCGGGATTCGAACCCGCGGCTTTCAGGTTTTGCAGACCTGTGCATTGGACCACTCTGCCACCGTCACATTGGTACTCCCGAAGGGATTCGAACCCCTAACCTAGCCCTTATGAGGGGCCAGCTCTACCATTGAGCTACAGGAGCTTAACTAGTTCGTACATTAAGCCAGAAGCTACAAAGCCAATTACAAACCACGTAAAGGCCGCCGACTTTGTGGTCTTCTTACTTTTCACATAATCAACACCATAATAGCCATTGAGTGCTAGTAGTATCAATCCAATAATAAACGTAACCATGACAAACTCCTCAAAAATGGTGCGCCGTGCAGGACTCGAACCTGCTACCTCAAGTTTAGAAGACTCGCGCTCTATCCAGGTGAGCTAACGGCGCATTAAACTATATATCTCTTTTAGTCGTAATAGCAGCCCCCACCCGCTCTATCACCGATCAAATGATCTAACCCGTGTTGAGTACTGGCAGGTAGCATCAACACACCAATCGCTTGACGCAGGTCTGCTCATAAATGTGCTGACCCACCTCTTTAGCAACTCTTACTGTCTTTGTATGGAAAGGCACGTGATCAAGTATCCTGACTTGATACCGCTTTGAAACCTCACGAACAGTGACTACGGTATTCTGTATGTTATGATCATACAGCTCGTAATACACCTCGCAGGTGACTTCGTCTCTGATTCTTAACCATTCCAACATATCCTAGATATAGACTGTTATTGGAATAAAGTCAACAGTTATTGAGGCTTCCTGCCTATGTTGTACTTTGTCACAAGACGCCATTCGTTCTTCTCTTTGAAGGGAAGGATCTTGATCTGGTTCAGAGGAAGTTTGAGCTCATTGACGCGCTCGGAGTCGACAACCTCAATCAGTCCCCACTCTTCTAGGAGTGCAGCGATTGTGTTACGTCTACCCTTGTCGTCATCTGAGAAGTTGGCAGGCTTGCCATCGAGCATGAACAGCTCTTTAAAGTGTACAATGTAGTACTTGCCTTGCTTGTGAAGAATGTGGCACGATTGATAGAGAGCTTGCTCTTTACGTGATGCAACGCCAATTCTGGTCAGCGTCTCTTTCACTTTCAGGAAATCGTCCTGTTCGCCAAGACGAACCTCGACTAAACTATCTACTAAACTCATCGTATTCCACCTTTATTATTTTTATTTTTCAGTTCTTCCAATTGACGTTTAGTAAGTAGTGATAGTACCTGTGCTGCCTTTTCGTAACTGTAGTTGTAGTTATTCATAACAAGCTCAATGTCACTATCTTCATGCTTTTTAGCCCACTTACTAAACCTCTTTCGAGGTACAATGGTATTTATGAGATAGTGATATTGTAGCTTCTTATCGGTGTTAGCAACCTTGTTCAGCTCGTTGGCATACATGATAGTATCGGCGAAGTACGAGAGTCCTCTATTGACAACGAACGGCACATAGGCATTCTCGGTAGCCTCGTCTACCATGATGTCTTTGCCGTTGTTGATTGAGTTGATGAAGTCGAACGGTGTCATTACTTGAACTGACAGTCGATCATGATCTCGAGCATGCATGCAGCATTGTTGATCTCATGGTCAGCCACGAACGCAGCCTGATGCTGGTACTTGGCAAGAGTCAATACGAGTTGTGGGATAGACTGAGGCTGGAAGTATGATGCTGCGTTGTCATAGAACTGACGGTATAGCATCGTAGTCTCGGTGTCTGAGTGCTCTCCGACCCACTTACGCACTAGACTAAAGTTCTTGTCCTTCATAGCGTCTAGAAGCGCCTTAATAGCCTCCTGAGTCGTGTTTACAAGGATGCCCGAGTCAATCTTACCAGTAGCAGAGTAGCGCTGTAACTCGTTAATAAGACGGCGCCAGTCAGGAAGATGCTTCTTGAGCAATTCTGCCACCGCAGCCTTATCATAAGGCACACCCTCTGTATCGAGGATAGTGCATGTCCGACCCATCATCTGTTGAGCGATGACAGGCAGATCCTTCTTAGAGAACTTGAACTCTACAATAGCACAACGAGAGTGAAGAGGCTCGATGATACGATTGACGAAGTTGCAGGTAAGGATGAACCCACAGTTCTTGGAGAACTCTTCCATAAAGTTACGAAGAGCCGGCTGTGTTGAGTTAGCATTCAGGTAGTCAGCCTCATCGAGGATGACATACTTACGGCCACCGCTAAGAGACATAGCAGAAGCAAACTCAAGGATCTCGTTACGTAGAGTGTCAATGTTTCCGTTCATGGATCCATTGATAACGAGATAGTCACAGCCGAGCTCTTCGAGCATTGCACGGGCGACAGTAGTCTTACCTACGCCTGCACTCCCTGCCAGGATAAGATTCGGGATATTCTTCTGATCAACGAACTGCTGGAACGTAGCCTTCAGTTCTTGAGGAAGGATAGTGTCACTGATGGTTTTGGGACGATACTTTTCGACCCAGAGAAACTCTTCCATAATATAAACTCCACATATTAGCCAACGGTTGAATGCGCTTCAAGGACAATCCAGTACTCAATGTCCTGGCCCTTGAGGTGAGCGAACCTATCCGTTATAGCCACATTATAGTCACAAGTCAACAGTTTTAACTTGTCAGCTGACATAATTAAGCGGAATGATTTGTCGGTCTGTCCGACTTCAACACGATACGTAGAGCACGAGCTGTTCTTTGAGTCAATGGCTTCAAGATAGACTACACCATCTTCACCAGTGACAGCTACTTCCGGAGCTCCGATCATACTCAATGCTTTGAGAGTACGTTGAAGCAGGTCAGAGGTCAACTCGAACTCCACTACAGGGTTCTCGACAACCAACTCCTTATCTGGAGCAACTACGATGACTGCAGGATCTGCATACAGGTAGTTGATCTTCTCCTTACCAGAACCAATCTTCACAGATCGCTCATGGAAGTCTAGCTCGGCCTCATCGAACATCGAGTATGCACCCAGGAACCTCATGAGGTCATAGATAGCAAACTCTCTGTCGAATGTAGCCGGAACAGTAGCCTTAGCTAGAATGGTCTTGGCGGGAGAGATCGTCTTGATCACGTTCCCAGGCTTGAACAGAAGCGAGGGGTTGATCATCGAGAACGCCTTAAGCGTTTGAATAGTTTTCACATCAAGCATCATAAAATAATATCCTTACTTCTTTTTCTTCTTCAGTTTGTCGACATCAGCTGTAGCCGATGCTCCGATCTGCGCAAGGTCGACAAGCGATCCACCGAACACATACGAACCAACGTGCTGCAACTTCATCCATGGGCAGAGCCATACTTTGAGACCAGCATTACGAACCCACTGACAGAACATATAGTCTTCTGACAGATAGCGATTCGAATACTCGCCCTTAGTCAGGCCAGTGCGCTTATCCTGGAGGAACTCGACCATCTGTTCCTTGGTAGGGCTCGGGTTCTTATCAAAGAAGGCCGATACCTCAGGGATCAGATTCTGAGTCTTGTCGTCGATCAGAGCATCGAAGAAAGCCATAATCTCACGTGTGCCGTCGAAGTGTTCTGTACGAACGTGATCAGGCTTATACAGGAGATGTGGATAGGTTTCTTGGAACTTCTCGAACGTGTTACGACGAATCATCATGAAGCCAGTACCAGCTTCGAGAACCTCTACAGGCTCACCAAGAGGAATCTGTCCCGAGCCATCTGCAGGGTTGAACACATAGTCACCAACAAAGTTCTCGAGGTTGTTAGGATCCTCATCAGCGAAGCCCTTATTGACGGCTGTCGTGATCTTCTCCCATGAGATGCACTTCTTAGGATACGGACCAGCAAGGATGTCAT